GTAGAAAATTCTGAATCGTAAACATGAATGTAATTATTCCAGCTCATTTGTTAGAGGGGGGTTTAGTAGACACTTTAGGTAACGATAGTTCGTTGCGTAAATTTGCTCGCACAACGAAGTACCTAGCTAATGATTGGCATGATGGAGCTGTCTCCGTTTTGAGAAATCGTAACAATGAATCCAAACTTGAAAATAGTTACCAAAGCTTCGCAGGTGAGAGGTTAACTCATGCACCAGGTGGTAACAGAGGTGGTTTGAGAACTGACTTACTGGTGCGTTGTATTCAATCAACAGTAACTCAGAATGTTGGTATCAACGTTCCTCAAGCTGAGAAGATAGCACTAGGTAATAGTTTAGCTTCAAGTGACACACCAGCTTCAGCCGACCACATTATGACAACTGTTCCTGTCATTTTGCAAAAACCAAACAATGTATCTCATTCAGTAACAGGTAGAAAAGAGATGGTAGCAACGTTTTCAAATGAAAATGGCGAAGCGATCAACATCAATATGTCATTTAGATCACCAACTTCGATTGAAATCATGAGCGATACGCCTTTTATTTACGGTAGATTGGGTGATGCAGCACAACAAGCTGTTCAAAGATTGTTCTTGCACAGCTCAAACGCTGGCACTTACTATTTCAATATTCCCGCAAATGCAACTCGTACTTTTGTAATAACTGCTAGCACACCAAGATCAATGGATAAAGATACTTCACTCAATTATCACATCGTCGAAGCAGGATTCAAGCGCGCTAAAGCAACTGGTTTGTTAGATGGTGTTGTAGCTAGAGATTTCGATGAATTTGTCACCAATCAGTGCTTCAACTTACCAGCAGCAGAGAGTACATGTGCCACTTTGGCCATTTTATTTGAAGCATATGAATTGGTGAACTTAGCAGCGGACGTTAAGATTGTGAATATGTTATATTAAAACGTTACCCTGGGTAATTCATTCGTGTAGTTATCGATTTATCGGGATGGTGCCCAAGGTTGTTCCTACCAACCTTGGTGCCCGATTAATTGATACTTACTTTGCAGTTTAAAACCGAC